CTCCACAGAATATCTCAAGCATCTTTAGTGCTAAGAACTCTTCTGTTACCTCACCATCGTATAACTTTACGAATCTTTGGTATTGTTCAAGTCTGATCTCACTCTGAGAATCAGGAACGTTGATATTGACCTTCATACCTATATAACGAATTTTAAAGATGATTTTTAAATAAAAAAAGACAGCCTTACAGGGCTGCCTCTCTTTAACCAAATTAACTAACTATAAACTCATTACTAATATAGTAAAAATTATCTTACTGCATAAGACCCATAGTTAGGATTTTTTAACTGATAGCTGATTGCGTATCTCGCTGCGTCAATAAGGTGGTTGTTAGCGTCCTGTGGAGTATTTGACTTTCTTTCGAGCCAACAGTAATTATTCAGCTCTTTGATGAGGTTTGTAGAGTTAGGGTCTATTATCAGATCGTAATCCTGCATCAAGCTAATACCGTAGGTAACTGAGCCTTGTCCTTTGACTGATTCTCGAATGTTGCACTCTCTACGCAGCTCTGTGATGAGTCTTGGTTCTGCAGAGTCTCCTATGATTAAACTATCACTTGCGTATTGCCTATTTAAACGGCTTATCTCGGACGTTGTGAGATGAGTGAGGTAGAAACACTCCTTTAAGTATATTCGTTTGTTAGAACGGTCTATATTGGTCTCTATGAGTGTCGTGGGGTCATTGCTGAATCCATAATCCTGACCGAACACAGATGTGCCTACTTTTCTAAATTCTCCAATCTCCCAATTAGAGAAGATAACTCCCTCTGCTTTGTCTAACCATCCTCCTAAGATTTGATGCTTATACTTCTCAGGTCTTCGCCTTTGCATGACCTCAACTTGCTTAATGAAGGACTCGTTCAGGTGGTCTACATTGTCTAAGTAGGTAGAGTGTATGTAAGTGGTGTCTCCTTTCGTTATGTTGCTCCCTTCTTGTATTCCTTTATCCTCAAAGAAACGCTTGTAGATAAAATGCTCTTTCGTGGTGGGGTTTAAGATGAGAATAATCCTGTTCTGTTGTTTCTTAGATCGTATAGAGAAGTCTATAGTGTCAAACTTTCTCTCGTCTGTTAGTTCCTCAGCTTCTTCTAAGACCCAAGTGGTTACTCCTTGAATAGACTTGAGTGAAGCTGTCTGATCTCCCGATGAGGTTCTGATTCCCTTAAATACTATTTTGCTTCCCGTGTTCCTATTGACTATTTCGTCTTTAGTGATGTAGAATTGCTCTTCGAATCCAAGCAGCTCTATCTTTTCTAAGAACTCAGGTATGATAGAAATATTAGCAGAGGTAAGGGTATATCGTGTAAACAGAATTACGTGATCTCTTTCGAATGTAAGTAAAAGCAAAAGCACCGAGACGTTAAAAGACTTTCCCGATGCCCTTCCTCCTGTTACAATAAAATACCTACTCTCTGAGTCTCTAAAGACTTCGTATTTCTTCTGTATTTTAATCAAACTTTAGAATGTCCTTGAAATTAATGTTGAAGCCGTCAGAGTTTAGTGTAACATTTTCTTTTGGTTTACCAAAGCGGTAGTTCATGTAAAGCTGAACAGCTCTGATATTACCCTCCTTAATAAGACCGTGTAGTGTGTCGAATACTTCCTGACTATCGATATGCTGATCTAAGGCTTCAATGAGTTTTACCTCATCTGCTTTAGGCTTTCTTCCTGCCGCTCCTTTAGTAGAATGTCCACCGTTGTTTTTCCGCCCGTCCATATTTAATTTAAATTAATTAATTAATTCCTAACTATATAACGAAATAAAATGCTGATTTTGTTTCAGAACAGTCTTTGCTGTGCTTTGTGTTGTTCTAATCTTTTAATAGCAGCTTCGTAATAGTCTTTATCTAATTCGCAAGCTGTGAGTTCGAATCCTAAATTATGACAGGCTATTGCTATGCTTCCTGAACCTAAGTGAGTATCTAATATCTTATCACCTTCTTTAGCGTAGTTATCTAATATCCATTGATACAGTCTTATAGGTTTTTCCGTTGGGTGTATCGTGTCTTGCTTTAATAAATCTACTCTGTTTATATTAACCACTCTTGTTGGCTTCTGAAAACTACTATAAGCTAATTCACAATCACTCATAGTTAAACCTATCTGTCCCTTGAACCAAACAATCCACCCCTTAGTGCCTTTAGTGAGATGCTTCACAAAGTAATTTGCACCCCATATTATTTGATTCTTACTAACTCTTTCTAATTCTAAAAAGTATTCTTTATCAGGTATTGATTTATCCCAATGCTTCTCTTCGTGATGTTTTCTATCTGATTTTTTACCATTCTTCTGTTCTTGTTGTCCGCTAATACCTATTCCATAAGGCGGGTCTACTATTGCAAGGTCAAAGTACTTGTCAGGATACCTTGCCATTAGTTCCATATTGTCTTCGTTGGTTATCATCTGAAATAGTATCTTATAAGCGACTTTAAGCAAAAGGCTACCTCAACTGCCCCTAAGATATAGACTGCTGTTATAAGATGTTTTATAGTCCGTAGTTCTTCAAGACTTGCTCTAAGTTCGATAACTTGCTCCATTTTGGTTTGGGTTGGTTAAACTCTGATACCTTTGATAGTTCTTGGAAGGTCTCCTTATATCTTTCGTTATATATGCTACTTAGCATTATCTGTGCGTAGGCTTTGTGGTGTTCATCTGTCGCTGTCTCAATCCACTTGGTGTAATGTTCTATGATTATTTCGAGTCTTTGTTTTTCGTTTCTCATATTACTTGTTATTCATTTTTTTGAGAGTTGATACCCTAAATGCGCCCCTGTCTGTAAGTATAAATTCTTCATCATTTTTTTTAAGACACATCTTCATTGCCTCTTCAAGAGTGGGTAGTTTTTTTACCTCTTTTTGTTTCTTCTTCCATCTCTCATATTCTTTGTGAGAAGTGCAAACTTTAAATGTCTCATATCCATTCCAACTCATACCGCTAACTCATCTATTAATTTTTGAACCTCATCTAACTTCTCTTCAGGGATGTCTTGTATGCTGTTTTGGATGTGTCTGATCTTAAACTCTGTTTTGTTGTTTAGAGTAGTAGATGCTTTGTCGTACACCCCCTGTAAGAATGGATTGTGTGGTAGGTAAACATCCTTGAATACTTTTAGTGCGTGTAATAAGGTTGCGTGGTGTACAGGGTATCCGTTTGTTCTAAAGAGTCTTTGTATCTCACTTAGTCGCATACCGAAGTAGTTTCTTAGCAGGTATATTAGTAAGGCTCTTGCTTCTACATAGTCTCTTTGACGTGTGTTTCTGAATATATCGATTCCCGCTTCCTCATTGATGAGGTTAATTAGATTGTTTATTCTTCTCTTCATCTTTTAGTTTTTCAATGTAAAGTGTTGCATCCATCAGCTCTTCTTGAAGGTGTTGCAGCCACTCTAAGTGAGTTAAATCATTTCTTTCTAATGTCGTTCCGTATTTCTCTAAGCCACGCTCTGAGCGTTTCTTAAAACTGTCTATAACTCTCTGTACTATTCCATCCATTAAAGTATGCCTTCTATGTAATACTGATCTAAGTCTGTTGCCTGTAGAAAGTAGGTGTCGTATATCTCTAATGCTTTCTCTACTTTTACTCTTCCTGCTTCATAGAACTCTTTTGAAGAATGAAAGACTCCAATATCAACACTTTTCTTATCCATTACAAGAAATGTAAAATCATTATAACTAACATTAAACAATTCGCAGTATAGATAGCATTGAATATCGTATGAGTATTTTTTAGCCGAGTAAGGAAACGCTTTTATATCTGTAGTCGTTTTTAAATCAACGATTCTATCAGTACCTAAAACATTTCTCAATACTTTAAAATTAATGATTTTATTAATACCTAACTTGTCTTCAAGTATTTCTAAATCAATTTTCTGATTCTTACCAAGCACATCAGCCTTACCCCTAAATGGAAACCCCATCACCTCACCGATCACAGGAACTTCAAAATCACAACCTCTAATCAGCTCTACAGCTTTGGTGTTTCTAAGGAAGGCATCTGCTAATCGCTCTGCATCATTCTTCTCTGTCATTGTAAACACCTTACCGTGTTCTTCTTTCGCCATCTTGTAAGCCTTCGTATTCTTAGAAGCCACATCTACAAATACTTGCGACTCGAATACTTCAGGTTCTAAAATTGCCGTGTGAAATAACCATCCATCTCTTAGGGCTTGGCTTTCTTCGTTACCATACTGAGTTACATTTCTGTAGGTCTTAGGTGAGTCTAATAAGAGCTTTAGTGATGATGAGCTTAGAGCTGCAGTTGATAGGTATCCGTAATAAAAGCTATCGTCATTCATCTTCTCTAATAGCTCCTTTTTATCCCATTTTGTTCCGTCTAATAAATTCATCCGATAAATCTGTTTATGGTTTGCTTTGCTTTGTTCCACCAATTTAATTGGTAGTATTCCCACTCTGAAGGGGTGTAGGCTTTGATTACCTCAACCCCGTTCTTTTTCGTTCGGGTTATTATAACCCCTGTACTTAATTGTTTCATATCTGTCTGTGTTAAAGTATTTACTTGTCTTTGGTTTCTTGTTCGGTTGGTAGATTGAAGTCCACTTCTTCTGTGTATCCTCTGAGCTGTTCTGTGAGTTCTCTGTTCTCATCTTGTAGTTTTAAAATCTTGGTGTGCATCTCTCGCACTATCGCACCGTAGTTCTCACGTGTGAGCTGTAGGTGGTTCACATAGAAGGCAATATCCGTCATACACTTACTCATTTTAGCAATGGTGTCAGTAGGCTTACGCTTCTGCTGCTCCTTAATAAGTCCAAGAACATATAGAATGTCCTCGTGGTACTTGATGTCTTTAAATGATTCTAATTTATCCATAGTGAAAAGCCCCCGAAGGGGCTGTTTATTTACATTCCGTAATACATACTATCTTCACAACAAGTGCAAATACCTTGTCTACAGTCATCCTTTAGTGCCTGCTTCTTCTCTTGCTCAAAGATAGCATCATAAACGGCTTGACCTTTTTTGCTATGACCATCCCAACCATTAAGCTGTTGGTGAAGTGGTTTAGGCATTTTAAACCAATCCTGATTTGACAACCAATCCTGATAAGATTTAGGTGTGTTGTAGAAGTCCTGACCTTTGTGTTTTCCGAATTTAAGTATCATATCTGTCTTGTTTTGAATTTTAAGTCTTATGCGTTTTTATTACGGTTTCTTTCTACTCTTTCGAGTCTTTCGAGTTTTGCTAAGGCTAACGACTCTTGGAGGTTGTTAATCTCAGTCTCTAATTGTTTGTCGCTCATCTTGGGTAGATGCTTCAGTAAGTAAGTTTTGTCTGACATATCTATTTGTTTTATACCTACGA